TATGATATAAAATTTGCTTGCTATCAATCTGCTTATAAGTGGAAAGATACTGAGTGGGATTTAGTTATAGCTGATGAAATTCATGATAGTCTTACTCAGCAATATTCTAAGTTTTATACTAATAATAAGTATAAGGCTATTATAGGATTATCAGCTACTGTAGACCGAAAGGCTATAGTAAATGAAGAAGAGCAAGTATTTAAAGGGCATCTATTAGATAAAATAGCACCAGTGTGTTATACTTATGGAATAGATGAGGGCCAAGAAGATGGTACGTCAAGAAAGCTTGACGTATATGTAATTAATCATAAATTGGATATTCATAATAAAAGTATGATTGCAGGAACTAAAGCTAAACCTTTTAAGGTAACTGAGTTTGCAGGATATAATTATTGGGACCAACAATTTAGAAGTTCATTGTTTTTACCTGAAGATATTAAGTTATTTAAGATAAGAACTACTTCAGCATCTAGAGCAAAAGTGTTGTATGAGCTACCAAGCAAAATAAGCGCATGTAAAGAGCTTTTAGCAGGTATAGGAGGTAAGACTATCATATTTGGTAATTCTCTTAATGCGTTAACTAATATAACCCCTAATGTTGTTAGTTCTAAAAATACTGATAAGAAGAATGAGAAAATTAGAAATGATTTTGATAAGGGTAAGATAAATACTATAGGTTCTTTTAAGAAACTAAAGCAAGGTGCTAATCTAGTAGGATTAGATAACTGTATTATCCATTCTTATTATAGTAAATCTAAAGATCTTATTCAGAGAATAGGTAGGCTTAGAAATAATGGTAAAGTAGGTAGAATATTCATTTTTGTAACCTTTGGGACACAAGAATGTGTATGGTATGATAAAATGTTTGAGGGCATTGATAGCCTTAATATTATTGATTGCCGTAATGTGGAAGATTGTTTAACTAAATTTAAAATATAATGGCAGATAAGTATATGAATTATATGGGTATTAGGATAAATAAAGTATTGCCACCATCTGTAAAATTAGATTTAGATAATATAAAATTATTGTTAGACAAAGAATTTGAGATAGATATATTCACAAAAACAAGAAAACAAGAATATGTTGACGCTAGAAGAATTTTTATAGCAATAGTTTATAGTAAATATGATTTAGTTACAAATTGGGGAGGAGGAGTTCGTCCAGGATTTGCTTTAAAAATGTTAACTGTATCAATATTAGCAGATTATATGGGGTTTCATCATTCTACAGTATTACATCTTAGTAAAGATTTTAATATACATATGTCTTACAGTGTAGAATTTAGACGAATACATGATAGAGTAAAATCTAGAACTTGTGATAATATATTTGTTACACTTAAAGGTTTAATTTTAGAAAAAGAACAGATGCTTGCTAATTTAACTTCTATAAATTCTGAAATAGAAATATTAGAAAACAAAAAAAATGAAATATACAAAAACAAAGACAGAGAAGAAGTTATTAAAGAAAGTTACAATTAATGTAACAATTTCTGATTTAGAAATAGAAATACTTAAATACAATAAAGAAACTCTTGAAAGTAAGCTTATTAATGAGCATAATGAACGTTATTATAATGATGAAATACATTTAGTTATTGAGCAAAATTTTGGATAAGTTTTATGTTTTTTATATATTTGTTATAGTCTGTAGAAGGATAAAACAATAAACTTTATGGAGATTAATATAGATAACCTGGTGGAGCATGGGCTTTCACCAGATGAGTACGTTTTCCTTTATTATTTAGTACAAAATAAACCTAGAAAGGTTAATGTCAGGCTAAGTTCTTCTTTTATGGAAGAAAGAGGTTGGGTAAAGGTGATGGAAGAAGAGGTAGTAGCTCGTCAAAAGGCTATTGACCTTTTCAAGGAAGATAATTTTGACATTAGAACTTACGATGAAAGTGAGATGATGTTAAAAAACCTTGAAGAATGGGTAGGTAAGTGGAGAGAGTTATTCCCCAAAGGTGTAAAAACTGGAGGTTATCCTGTAAGAGGTACTAAGGGAGGTTGTGAGAAAAAGATGAAAGCTTTTATTAAATCTAATAAAAGTGTTACTATGTCTGAAATCTTTAAAGCCACTAGACTTTATATAAAAGAAAAAGCCAATGAGAGATATTCTTATATGAAAATGGCTGATTATTTTATAGACAAAGACGGTGGATCTATGCTTAGTGCTTATATAGAGAGAATAAATGAGGAAGGTACTTCTAACACATTTGATAAACAAACAAACAATCTAATGGATGATATTTGATAGAGTAATAAACAAAATTAACAGAGGTCAGAAAGGTCTTAATAAAGGTCTTCCTATGGGATTTGAAAGATTAGTGCAGTTTATTCCAGGTATACAACAAGGTACATATTATCTTATTGGGGGAGAAACTGGTAGTGGTAAGACAGCATTTACAGACGATGCTTTCCTCTACAACCCTTATGATTGGTACAAAGCTTCAGATACTGGTATAAAGCTTAAAGTATTTTATTGGTCTTTAGAGATTGATAAAGAGATTAAAATGACTAAAGCTATATGTCGTAGATTATTACTACAACATGGTATAGTAACTGATATAAATTATGTTCTTTCTAGAGGTAAAAATAGAATTAGTCAGGAAATCTATGATGCCGTGTGTACAACTAAAGACCATTTTTATGAGATGGAAGATATTCTAACAATTATTGATGAGAATATTAATCCAACTGGTATAAACAAATTTATGCTTGATTATGCAAGAGCAAATGGTAAAATAACTAAGAAAGAAGTATTCAATGGTCAGAAGAATATAGAAATCTTTGATAAATATGATCCTCATAACCCTAATGAATATGTAATTCTTGTTATAGACCACATATCATTAATGAAAAGGGAAAGGGGTATGAACGTTAAAGAGAATATTGATAAGATGACTGAATACCTTATTCCTCTTAGGAATAACTTTAATTATATCCCTGTTGTAGTACAGCAGTTAAATAGGTCTAACACAAGTGCAGACAGGTTTAAAATGGATATGGTAGAGCCTAAGTTAAGTGATTTCAAAGACACTGGTAACACTCAGCAAGATGCTAATGTTATTATGACTTTGTTTAGTCCACGGAGACATGAAGTACAGGATTTTAGAGGTTATGATATAACTAAACTAAAAGATAGGTTTAGATCAGTTTCTATTCTTAAGAATAGAGATGGTGAAGCTGATGTACGTATAGGTCTTCAATTTGTAGGTGAAGTAGGTTACTTTAAAGAGTTACCAAAAGCTGATGTATTTAAAGGTAGAGATGATCTTTATAGAGATGTAGTAGAATTAAAAAATATAATAGGTAAATAAAATTAAAAAATGAGTGAACTAATTGGAGTAGTAGGAGAAAGTGGTACAGGAAAAAGTACTGCTTGCAGAACGTTGGATCCAAAAGATACAGCAGTTGTGAATTGTGTAGGGAAGCCATTGCCTTTTAAAGGATGGAAAAAAAACTATACTAAGTTTGAAGGTAAAACAGGTAATTATTTTGCATCAGATAAAACAGCAGACATATTAAAATTTATGAAAGCTATATCTGACAATAGGCCTGAAATAACAAATTTAATTATAGACGATTGGCAATATACCATGTCTAATGAATTTATGAGAAGAAGCTCTGAAAAGGGTTTTGAGAAATTTACAGAGATAGGTAAAAATGCTTGGAGTACGCTTAATGCAGGAAAAGCATTGAGAGAAGATCTTAAGGTGTTTATATTAACACACAGTGATACAGTACCAGGGGAATTTGGTGCTAAACCCACTATTAAGATTAAGACCATAGGTAAATTGTTGGATGATAAAATTAATCCAGCAGGCTTGTTTACTGTATTACTCTTTACTAATGTAGAGACTAAAGACAATGGAGAAGTAGAATATAGATTTGTTACTAATAATGATGGAACTTATCCAGCAAAAAGTCCTATGGATATGTTTGCAGATAAATACATTCCTAATGATTTAGGATTAGTAGTTAAAACTATGGACGAATATTACGGATAATCATTGGAGATTATATATAAATAATTAATTATTAATTTTAAAATTTAAAACTATGAATTTTACTACGGCAGGACATGTTGTTGAAGAGAAGGAATATGTATCTAAGTTCATGAAACCTGGAATACACATTGCGAAAATTAAAAATGTTGAATTTTACCAATCACAAGGAGGAACTCCTGGTATTAAATTAACTCTTGAGGGTAAGCCTATGAAAGAGTTGGAAGATGTAGGCCAAACTTGTGAAACTACTTATTGGTTAAGTCCTAAAGCTTGGGAATTTACTAAATCTAAACTTGTTACTTTAGCTGACAAATTAGGTGTTAGAGAACAACTTGATGCTATATCAGTAAATGATGGACAAGAATATGCAAGTGCATTAGCTTCTGTATTTACTGGTTTAATGGGGAGATTTAAGCTTAAGGGTACTGAGATTGAAGGTAAAGTAGGAGATGATGGTACAAAGAAAAACAACTGGTTTAAAGCAGAAATAGCTGCTTTTGGATTTGTTGAAGATCCATCTGTAGCTATAGCTGACTCTAAGCTTAAGTTTGATGAAAATGGTAAATATGATATGGTTAGACTAGCTCCAGCAGATGTGGAGAGCGATGACCCATTAGCAGGGGACGGAGGAAGTCCTTGGTAGTATTTAGATAAAAGATAAAGGGGAGGAGTAATCTTCCCCTCTTTTATAATTATTAATCAAATTAGCGTATGTATGAGACTAGAGGATATGAAGAACTGAATAAGAATAATATTCTTAGTAAAGTTACTGAATATGATATCTTTAGATATTATATAAAGGACTTCAAGAGCCCTAGTAAAAAGTTTTGTTCAGAACTACGAAAGGATGTACATCCATCTTGTAGTATTAAGCTATTACCTTCTGGGTACACAATATATAGAGATTTTGCTAGTGGGGAAACCTACAATGCATTCTCTTATGTGCAAAAGAAGTTTAATCTTAATTTCTATGAGGCTTTAAAAGTAATTTCCAATGATTTTAATCTTGGATTACATACTGGAGAAGTTATTAACAAAACAATGGGTTATGAAGGAGTTCATATCACTAAGCAACCAAGACCAATAGCTACAGAGATTAGAATAGTATCTAAATCTTTTAGCAATGCAGGTCTTGCTTATTGGAATAACTTTGGAATAACCAAAGAGCTCTTGCAAGAATATTGCGTAAAAGAGATTTCTCATTATTACATAAACAGTACTTATATAACAGTTCCTAAAAAGGAACATGCTTTTGCATATTATTTTGGAGATTATAGATACAAAATACTTCGTCCACAAAATCCAGATTGGAAGTGGATAACTAATTGTGATGCCTCTATAGTTCAAGGATTAAATCAGATACCGAAGATTGGTGAGTTACTATTTATAACTAAATCACTTAAAGACATTATGACTTTAAGGTCAATGGGTTATTCAGCAGTAGCACCACAATCTGAGAATACGGCTATACCATCTGATACTATCAATGAACTAAAACAGTCTTGGGATAAAGTTGTCATTTATTATGATAATGATATCCCCGGACTTAAAGCATCTAGAGAACATAGTATGAAGTATAAATTAAAAACTATTAATAATCCAATATGTATGGAAAAAGATCCTTCGGATTTTTATAAGAAAAATGGAGAAAATAAATTAGATTTGCTTATAAAGAATCTAATTAATTATGTCTAGTATATTTATCAACGGTAATGTACCTTCCTTAAAGAATAGTAAAATTAAGACTAGGAGAGGTATATTTCCATCTAAAACAGTTATGAGATATCTTAGAGAAATGGGTGTTCAAAAATACTCTGCATCTAGGCAAGAAGTAGTTGGCTATAAAACAAGAGAAAATAAATTTGCACAGTACAAGCAGTTCTTTGACAAGCTTGATAAGTCTGTGCCTAATGTAATAGAATTTCACTTTGTAAGAAATAGCAAACATAAATTTGACTTTCATAATGCTGTACAAATCATTGCTGACCTTATGGTTGCCCATGGTTATATAGAAGATGATAATATGGATTATTTTATACCAATGCCTTTTAAAAAGAAAGGTGATTGGTATAGTTATGACAAAGACAATCCAGGAGTCCACATCAAAATCAGATAGTGTTATAGCAGTACTTTCGTACTAATTTAACATTTTACACAATGGAGTATGATGAGAAAGATATCATTACTCTTAGAAAAGTATTGTCTATTGATGAGATAGCTCTTCCTACTAATGAGGTAAGAAGAATCTTAGAAGATAAACTTGACAAATCTAGGAAGTATATATTAGATATCAGAGTAGATGTCCCTGATAAGGATATCATTATTTGCAAGGAAGATGTAAGCCGCCTTGTAAAAGTTCAAAAGGCTTATAATATTTTTATGGAAACTTTTATTAATAAATTTAAAAATTAAACAAAATGTCAAGAAAAGTAACAATTTTTTCAACACAAACCAATGAATCTCAAGTAATAACAACAGATGTTAATACTTGGGGAGAAGTAAAAGATTTAGCTACAGATGTTAACACATCAGGTATGAAAGCTGTAGTTAGAGAAAATAGAACAACTTTAGAAAGTGATGGTGCACAACTTCCACAAGGAGATGCAACAGTATTTCTTTATCCTACTAAAGTTAAATCAGGTATTTCTAGTGGTACAAAAGCTAAAGCAAGTGCTAAAGGTGCTGAAGGTGCTGAAAAAGTAATGCAAAATTTAACTCCAGATGTATCTGTTAGAGATTTATTATACTCTCTTAAAGAAAAGTTTGATGCTGCATTTAATGGTGTTATCCAAGATATAGACGAGGGTAGAATCTCTGTTAATACGGATGCATTAGCTGCACAAGCAAGAGAACTTGAAGAAGAATTAGGAATGTAATAATAAGGGGGGCCTTGTGCTCCCCTTTATTTAAATTATGGAAGAAATATTAATAGAACAAAAAACTAATTCTTATATCCCTTGTGGATCTTTAGCATCAAGTAATTCTACTATTAAAAAAATGTGGGAATCTTTAGAAGCTATTTATCCTGGTAATTGGGATATGCAAAATGAATTAGACGATGAATTATTGAACCATTATATAGTTTATATAAAATTTCCTGAGATAGAAATATCTAATAAAAAGGATAATAAACATATTATAAAAGATTTATATGTTAGAATAAAATATATAATTGTTGATTCTCATGTTAAATTATTAGGATTAGATGGGTATAGAGGAAAAATGACATTTGAAGAACATTCTAGTGGTTATTCTCATTCTCATTTACCTTCTAGTTCTACTGATAACTTTCAACCATTTTGTTTAGGAACATCTGAAATGGCTGATTTAAAAGCTGATTGGGCTACTAGAGAAGATAATTTTGATCAAATATTATTTGAATTATTTTTATATCAACTAGATGCTTATGTAAGATGGGAATCTCTTGATGGAGGTCCTTATAAAAGAATGGCTGAAATAAGAGTAAGCAATTCTTCACATATTAGTAGGTCAGAAATGCAGTTAGCTTTTAGAAAAGTTATTGTTGATAAAATAGAAATACCTTGTAAATGGGATAATAATTCTCTTAGGTTTATTTTTGAAAACAATACTGTTATAGATATTTTAACAGCTAATGAAATAGGTCCTATGACTTATACCACACCTTCTGGAATAGAAGTTCCTCCTAATAGTAGTGCTAAAGTTATGTTAGGTCTTATTAAAACACTTAATGATAACTATCAAAACATATTTAAATTAAAATTTAGAGGAAAAAATATAATTAAAATAATTAATAATGATGGATTAAAAGCAGAAGATGATAATAATTTAATAATGAGAACTAAATCTAGAGTAGCAGAATATGTGACTAGAGTATTAACTAATAGAATAAATTTATATTTTATAAAAAATTATGGAAAATAAGAAAAAAACAGATCACCCTATTATTATATCTAATACTAGAGGTACACTTAATATAAGTAAGCAAATAGAAGAACAAATAGATTTATTACACACAGTTGTGGGACCTAAAGAATGGTCTGGAGTATTATTATATACTGTTAATGGGGACGTTGATAGTAATGTAGATGTAGATGTTAAAGGATTATTTCCTATGGATATAGGATCTAGTGCTTATACAGAATATGAATTTGATGAGAATATTATGGATATGTATGATATGTACCCTAATGCTCTTTCTGAACAATGGAGACTAGGTCATATTCATACTCATCATAATATGAAAGCTTACTTTAGTGGTACAGATAATAGTGAATTACAGGATAATACTCCTAATCATGCTTATTATCTATCTCTTATTGTAAACTTTGATAAATCTTATTGTGCAAGATTGTGTTTTATGGGTACTAGAGAAGTTAGGGGAACTAGTTCTGTATCTGTTAAAGGTATAAAACTATCTTCTCATCTTTGTAACAATAATAAAGTAGATAAAGAAGAGGATGTAGTATATGCTATTGATCTTGATATTGCTATGCCTAAGAAAAACTCAATGGAGGACATTACTATATTAGGTGAGATTAATAAAATTCAAAAGAAGAAGGAAATTAAATCTAAATCAGTATATAATACTAATAAATATGGATGGGGAGATGATCTTTTACAATGGGACAAGTCATCTAATCCAATGGGGTTTCGTAAACAACATAATATTTCTCCTTTGAAAAATAATGTGCAGCTTACTTTACAAGATGGTATTAATGATGCTGAAGGTATAGAAGCTATTCCTGAAGAGATGATGGTAAGATTTATGATTGACCTTATTAGTTTAGGTACTTATAAATTAGACTCTTCTTTATCTATGTCAGAGAATGGAGCTTTTGCTTATTCTAAACATATAAATAAATTAACTATGGAAAAAGTGGAAGAATACTTCATTAATATAATGTATGGTGATCTTTTATATGTACCTATGTTAGAAGATCCTAATAAAGCATGTGCTTTATTTGGACAAGCTTTAGGATGGTTAGGAAATTGTAATAGTATGAATGAATATTTATTATATGAATTTATTTCAGGATTGCAAGAAGATGCTATAGAAGAAACTATGGATTATAAAAGTTATAATAATTCTTTTGGAGCATTATAATGGAAACTATAGATATAAAAAGTAGACCTACTAGTGTCAGATTTTCTGATGCTAGTTGGTTTTCTCCAGGAGTAGAAACTTTAATTGGAGGAGCTGGTGGTATAGGAAGTTGGTTAACTTTCTTCTTAGCAAGGCAAGAATGTGATATATATCTTTATGATGATGATATGATAGATGAAACTAATTTAGGTGGTCAATTATATGCTAAATCATTTATAGGTGTTAATAAAGCAACTGCTATGAATACAATATCATCAGGATATTGTGATAATAGTATTACATGTATGGGTAGGTATGAAAAAGATTCTTTTTCTATGCCTATAATGTTTTCTGCTTTTGATAATATGACTGCTAGAAAAACTATGTTTAATCGTTGGAAGGAATGTGAAGATAGAAAAATCTTTATTGATGGTAGAATGTTAGCTGAGAGTGCTCAGATAATATCTGTTACTAAAGATAATGAAGATAAGTATGAAGAAGAATTGTTTGAAGACTCAGAAGTCCAAGATCAACCTTGTTCAATGAAAGCTACATCCCATTGTGGTGCTATTACTGCTGGTTATATGGTTGCAACATTTAATAACTATATAGCTAACAGTATATCAGAGCACGCATTTAGGGAAGTACCTTTTAAAACTACTATTGAATTACCTACTTTAACTCAAGATGTGATATTATGACAGATAATAAATTTTATATTCAAAATAGAAACCTGAGACATTATCGTAGAGGAACTGTAGTTAACGAAAATTGTCTTAATATAGGTTCTTATAAGAAGAACTTTGTTCCCTTAACGGCTATAAATAGGCCTTCTTATGATAATAATAATATTAGTGCTATAAGTTTTGATCCTAAATATAAAGATATTGCTAAGCATTATGAATCTCTTTCTTTTCCTGTAAAAAAAGCTGTAATAAGCATGTGTAGACAAATTATAAATGCTTCAAGATGGAATTCTCTTATAATTAAAGATAGTAAAAACTATTATGATGCTTTAGATATTGTTAAAAAGAATTTTGATAAATATATTAAAGATCCTTTTTATTATAAAATAATAGAGCATTCTAATAATTGGGGAGATACTTCTTATTATGATGATTTGTTTGATCATTTTTGGAAAGGAGAGATGAACAATCAAGTTACGTTTAGGTCTAGATCTTATCCATTATCTTATGCTGTTTCTCCATATTTATTATCTAGTTGGAATAAAGAAAATGGTAATATGGAAATTTTAGTTGCTATAGTAACTAAACCTAAGTATATGCCTATTATAAGAGCTTCTTTTATATTAGATGAGCCTATAGATACTAGATTACTTCAATTATGGGTAAGAGATGATTTTGATATTCCACATACTGAATTTAAAAACATCAGACCTAGATATAGAAAACAAATAAAAGCTGTATGTGCTGACGCAGGTATGCCTATTATTGATGTGACTAAGAAAGATTTTTTATCTTTATTTAATCATTACACTATGCCAAAGACTAATAATCCTAAAGAATATAAGGAATGTATGTCTAATTTATATAATCAATTTATTACTAACGAAGGTGACGATTTTACGTACCTTAATAATCTCAATTAAAAATGCAAGAACCAATTACAATTACAATTTCTGGAATCCTTAATGACTTACAAGAAGGATATACTAGAACAAAAGATGACAAACATTACCAAGGAGAAGGTAAAAGTATTCAAGAAAAATACAATCTTAAAAAAAGTGAGATATTCTCTTTATTTAAGCATGATAAACTTAAAGGTAGAAAAACTATTTCTACTAAAGCTGTATCTTTTGTATTAATTGATGATACTGAAGAAGAACATGAACAAGCTGAAGATGTTTGTGAAGTAGATCATGTTGCAGAATCTGAATTAGCTAATACAGATTTAGATAAAGAATTGGCTGCGAAAGTAGCTTCTCCTGAAACATTAACGAACATTAACGAACATAAAGAGCATGAAATATTGGAGTCTACAGAAGATTTAACATCTACTGAAGAATGGTCTCCTAAATATTAATAAGTTGGGGAGAGAAATCTCCCCTTCTTTTTTATTAACTATTAAATTAATTTTAAATGCAAAAAACAAAAATTAAACCTATGACTGAAAAAGAATATAGAGCACATGATGCAGTAAATTATTCTTCATTATCTAAATTAGACTATAGTCCTAAAGCTTATAAAGAAGCTAAACAAGAGGAAACTTTAGCTATGATTAAAGGTAGTGCTGTAGATTGTTTACTTACTGATGGGGAAGATGCTTTTCACAGTCAGTATTATGTAATGACAGCTACTAAACCTAAAAGTGAACAAATGCAGCTTTATGTCCAATCTATGCTAGAAAATGACAATAGAGATATGGCTCAGACAATGTCTGGTTATAAAACTACTGTTACTGATGCTAAATGGGAAAAAGAAGGGCAACCTTATTATGATGCTATTAAAGTTTCTTCAGGTAAGAGCATTCTTGATTATGAGACATATGCACAGATTAAAGCTGTTGTAGATACTCTTAAGAATAATGAGTATACTGGTAAATATTTTACAGAAAAATCTAATCTTCCTGAAGGTATAGAGATTATGTATCAAGTTCCTATAATATTCACGGTAAAGAATGTTGCAGATCCTATGGTAGATACAGTTGAGGTAGATATAGAGTCTAAAGCTTTATTAGACCTTATTGTTATTAATCATAATTCTAAAACTATATCTCCTAAAGATTTAAAAACTACAGGAAAACCTGTATTAAATTTTAAATCTAGTTTTGTTTATTGGAAGTACTACATTCAAGCTTCTTTATATACAGAAGGTGTTATTCAGTGGACTATGGATAAATATCCTGGTTATACTGTAGAACCTTTTGAATTTATTGTTGCTGAAATGGCTAATCAAAATCCTCCTATGATATATAGAGTTACAGATGAAGATTTGTCTGTAGGAGAAAATGGTGGCAGAGATCTTAATAATAATGAAATTAAGGGATATAGACAACTTATGGAAAAATTATTATGGCATAGAGCAACTAATAAATGGGATTATCATTCTGAAATTTATGAGAATAATGGTATATCTTTTTTAGGGGCTTTTGAGAAGTCTGTTTATTTATTTTAAAATAATTATTTATATTTGGATAAAGTGAGATGGCTATGAAAAAAACAAAATCCTATTCTTATATCTTACCAATGATTTCTAACGAAGTTATAGATATTAAAGAGGGCCTGATAAATGTGTTTATTGGGGACGAAAATTATCCAGAATTAGATGCTCATATATTTTTATTGTATAAATTTAGAGGTAGTATAAAATTTTTAGCTTTTGAAGAAGAAATATCACATTCATCATTATTTGAAAGATCTTATGATACAGACAAATTACATACTATGAAGGTTCTTAAAGTTCCTAAATGGTATAAAGATGATTTTGAAACTTTTAAAAAATCTAAATTTTCAGAGTTTACTTTACCATATAAAAACCTTATAACTGAATTCCATGATATAGGAAAGAAACATCAGATATACGGAGTTTTATATAAAAAAAACTTTGCTTATGAAACACTTGAAAAAGAGTTAAATAAAGGATTACCTTATAGTAGTCATATAACTATTAATAGGGATTTAGAAGCCTCTGGGTTAATAAATTTTGAAACTGAAGTATATAAGAATATTTTAGCAGTTAAAGATCCTTTTAAAGAAATGCAACAAGATTTTACAACTAAAAACCATGATTCTAAAGAAAAATTATAAATCAGTTGAATATAACGGGGACTTATACAAAGTCCTTGTTGTATTTGGCTTAAAAAACAATAAATTATTAATCTCTAAAGACGGAAAAACTAAGAAATTTAGTATTAATAGGTCTGACGGTAAAAAATTAAAATAAATGATAAATAATAAATGAGTATAGATATAGAAAAATTGTATAATGAGGAGATGCCGTTAATATGTGAGTGTAGAGATGTAATTTTTGAAGAACTTTTAATAGAGAATCCTGAAATTTACAATAAAGAATATAAACATATTATATCTCCTAAAGAATTAAAAGAAAAATGGGAACAATTAAGAAAAAGGAAAAATTATACACCTATGGGGTGGAAGATCTTCAGTTAACTAAAGAACAAAAAGATGCATTAACTTCTAAATGGGTTAATATTGTAGACAGTAACGATAATTATCGTTACAGTAACGATAATGTAATTGGTAACGTAGAAGTATATATAATTGGGCCTTATGAAGAATAATGTTTTTATATTTTTTTTATTTATATTTTTATCTGTAATAGTTAATGGACAGTATTTAATAATAGAAGAATTTAACTCCTTTGGAGGAGTAGGGGAATGGACCATTAACAATGGTGGTGGTACGCAAAACTACGGTGGTGCTGAAAACTACTTATCATTTAATCTTGGCTCATCTCCTTACTTAAATTCATCTACTATTACGGCAACAAGTCCAGTACATGATTTAACTACTATAAATGGGAATGCTACTATTAATTTCCCTATAAGCGGTATTATTGAAAATAATTGGGATTATATGTATTTTGATTATTTTAATAGTGGAGCTTGGGTAACTGATACAGTACTTACAGGAGTACAAACAACTACTATTGTTAGGACAACAATACCAAATACAGCTACACAATTTAGATTCAGACTTGTAACAGACCCTCCATTTATTATATGGTATCGTTCTAATTTAAATTCATGGAGGTATAACCAAGGTGGACCATTTCAGACTCCTGTTGACATTTCTAATACATATGTTGGAGGAAGTCCTAGACAAATTTTAGTTTATTATTATGATATACCTCAACTTACTATTAAGGGCACACTAACACTGCCAATAGAACTTATTAGTTTTGATTGTAATATAATAGATAATAATATTTTAATAAGTTGGTCAACAGCTACAGAAGTTGATAATGATTATTTTATTATAGAGCATTCAACAGATGCATTTAATTGGGATAATCTACAAACAGTACAAGCAGCAGGTAATTCTAATGAAACTTTAGAATACTCTTTTATGCATTACTTTCCTTATGCTAAAATTAATTATTACCGTTTAAAGCAAGTTGATTTTGATGGTAATAATGAAGTATTTTATACTGCAGTTTGCAATAAAGAAGTAGAAATAGAAGAAGTAAAAAAAGTTATATACTATAATATATTAGGTCAAATTGTTGACCGTAATTATAATGGAATAATAATAAGCTCATATAAATAGAATAATAAGCTCATGAATAAATACTTTATACTCTTATTGGTATTTTTATCTATACAGAGTTACGGGCAGATGTACAGTTGGCAAATGGATACATTTAAAAATGCTGAGAAGAGTAGAAAGTGGAGAAGTAAAAAAAAGGTATCATTTCTTTGGACACGTTCTACTAAAAAGAAAAGAAGAAAAAAACAATTCACTTATGGACAATCAACAACATCACCCAGGAACCCAAGAGGTAGAAGATAAAAATAATTATCTAGAGAGAATGCATGAGTTAGAAACTCTGTATAATAAAAGCACAAGTTATTTAGATAGGAGAGATTTCATGGAGCAAATTAAAGCTTTAGAAATAGAAATTAGCTTGAATTATAATAACAAAAATAATTATAAACCAAAACAAAGATGAGCGAATTGGAATTAAGAGAGAAGATAGCTGATATAGTATATATAAGTAGAGATACAGATAAAGGTCTTATTCCCGTTTTAGCCGCTAAAGAATATATGGAAATAGAAGATAAATTAGTAGAACTATTAAACCAAAACAAAAAAGATGAGTAAATTAATACAACATATGGGAGAAGAGTGGTATGAACTACTCAAGCCTATAATAGAAACAGATTATTTTAATGAATTAGGTAAAAAAGTTATACCTGGTACATTTGATACTAGGACTATATATCCTTCTAAAGAAAATGTTTTTAAAGCATTTAAACTATGCCCTGTTAGTGATACTAAAGTAGTTATAATAGGTGATGAGCCTTACTATGATGGTAATGCTACAGGATTAGCATTTGGTAATAAAGATTTATTAAAAGTATCTACATCATTAACTAATATATTTAAAGAAATAGAGAATGATATTTATGATGGATTTAAACTAGACCAAAACCCTGACTTAAAACGTTGGGCAGAGCAAGGTATTCTTTTAATTAATACAGCATTGACTGTTGAAAAAGATAAGCCAGGTTCTCATAAGAAATACTGGAATAAATTTATTAAAGAAGTAGTAACTAAAATTTCTCAAACTAATCCTTGTGTATTTATGTTATGGGGAGATAATGCTAGTAAATATATTAAATGTATAGTAAAAGAAAGTAATTTTATATTAACAAGCAGAGGCCCCACTAATGAAAACTTCTTAAGAAGTGATCGTTTTAGCAGTTGTAATGAGATATTAGAAGCTATGGGATATGCTACAATAAAATGGTAATGGGAGCGACTAAGAAGTACTCGGAAGAGCTAAAGAATGAAATAAATAAAACTCATATAGACTTATATAAAATGGCTATTAGTTATAGTCAAATATTAAAACTGACAAGACAACATCCTAATGATACTGATTTAGGTAAAGTTGTCAGAAAGTTTATAATGGAACAAGAATTGCTTAATAAATAATAGGCAAATATTAATAGGATAAGTAAAAGGGAGTTTATAGCTCCCTTTTTTTTACATACTACCCAAGAAGTTTAATTTCTACTTTCCGCAAATCTTTCTATTTCCCACATAGTAGCAAAAATAGGTAAGTTATGCCTAACAGCAGCTGATCCTGGCATATTACCTTTATATCTACCAGTTGTAACTCTTTCTCCTTTTAATAACCCTTTAGTAAACATATCTAAAAGCCCTGTACCCACATTATAGAACTTAGGTATTGTTGGAAAAGGTTTTTCAAGAGCTTTACCCCAATCTGCAGGATTCCATCCTTGAGTCATATCCTGAGCTAATTTTTCATATCTATCTTTAGCAGCGTTTGATGCTTTAATTCCCCAAATTTCATCATCATCATCATCAAATGCCATAGGTATAGCGAGAAATAACATAATCCAAGATCCCATAGATACAAAGAAATCAGTAATTTGTTTTTTCTCTTCTATAGATAAAGTTTCCATATACTCTTTATAAGTACCATCTCTCATTCCAGCTATTACCATCAACCATGCCCCAAATGCTCCCATTCTACCTCTGTTAGCCGTAGATACCCATTCATAAACATCTTGACCTTCTTGTTGTTTTAAACTTTTAGCAAATTTTCCTATAGACATATCTTCAAACTTTCCTTGTGCAGAGTCTATAATAATGGCAGGAAGATATTTTTTAAATTGTAAAGCCCATTGCCCAAAAGCATTAAGCTCTAAAGCTGTTTTTTCTTCAGTACGATATCCCCCATGTATTCTAGCACTAACATATTTCATTCTATTAATTTCTTCAGGAGTTAATCCTTTAACTTCTATAACTTCTCCATCAGAAGTAATTCTTTTAAATCTTACTCCACCTGTCCATTCTAATTCTCCTTTGCTATTTACGTCATATTTATCCCATACTCCCATTCTTTTCATCATAGCTATAAGAAGAACTTGTTGCCCATATTCTTCAGGTATAGAATGAAATAAATACATGTGTCCTTGATCTATAGGTTTATTTTTACCTGTTATAAGTTCAGAGTTATTTACAGCAAAATCATAATTGTCAGGTAGAAATCTATATTTCTTCATAAGAAGAGTTAATTTATCTTTATTTATTGATGTAGCATCATTAGAAGTCATTGCCCCAATAGCCCCACTTACTGCACCACCGATTGCAGCACCTGCTATAGCTCCTAAAGGACCTGCTGTAAAAAACCCTGCAGTAGCACCTGTTACTAATCCTCCAGCTCCACCAGCAAAAGTCTTTGCCCAATGTTTACCCATTTCTTTATGAGCAAATACTAAATCAGTAAAAGTAAAATCAATAGATGAATCATCTACATCCCATATTCTAGATGCTATACTATTTCTTATAGCAGCTTTAGCATTAAAAATAGTTATTAAAGCACCATTGGCAGCACCTGCATAAGGTTTAAGCCACAATGTAGAAGCACTAACAAAAGATTTCATACCTTTCATGAAACCAAATATGTTAATTTTTTTAAACTTTCCTGGATTTACAGGTACTATAGCCAATCCTGTTTTAGTTTTAGAATTTCTTTCTATTTTCCATCCTCCAGAAGGAATTTTAATTCCTTTACGAGCAAATTCTTCTTTACCTTTAATTGTTTGTAATTGTATTTTTAATTGATCTTCTAACCATTTAGTCATCATAGGAAACTTTGTTTCTCCAGATTCAGGATCTAATAGTTGACTAGAATTAAAATATCCTATAACACCTTGTCCCACAGCATAAGCAGGATCTAGGTTTTTTTTCATTATCATATTAGAAGCAAAGTTTTCAAATATGATTTCAGTATTCATAGTATGATTTTGAGACTCTATAATTTTGCTATCAGCTACATACTTTACAGGTAGTCCTGCATTACCTTCGTTTTCTCTATAAAGATCTTCAGTAAATGTAGTTAATTTGTTACTTTTTATATATTCCCAATATGAACTAGTTACTCTACGAGTTCTATCACTAAGCTGTTCTTTAACAACAGCTCCATTTTTTATTAAAGTTCTAATTTCTGCTACTTCTTCTATAGTTATAGGTACTCTAGGCATAAAGTTAGGGTCCGCTTTTGCAGGTTTCTTTAATATTTTCCATATAGGATCTCCTTCTGCATTGCCTATTCTAGACATAGTTTCTTCATACATTTCAGCAATTTTTGCTCTGTACCATATAGAATATTCTTTTTCAGCCTCAGTCATTTGACGACCTTCAGGAGTTCTATTATCTTTAATTAAAGAATCCATATCCGTACGTGCATACCATCCAGTTTTACCTGGAGTATCCATATACTCCCACATAAAGCTGTACATATCATTGTACTTAACAAAGAAACTTTTAAAATTATCAGCCATCCATTTATCAGACCTCTTACCTAAACCTTTTCTTTCAAAGTATTCATCAGCTACTTTAATAAGAAGGTCTCTATGCTCTTTATTAGCCTTATCTAATTCTTCTTGTGCTCTATTTTGTGCAGGTTCTACAATTTTTTTAATAAATGTTTGTACAATATTATTAGTGACGGCAGTTTTACTTCCTAGCCATCTTTTAATAAATCCCATATCAGACTCTCCTGTCATAGAAAAATCAAGAGAATCTCCAGGATTTTTTTCTAATATTAAAATCTTTTTAGTTAGATCTACAATTTCATCATCATTATGTTTATTTTTAGGATATGAAGTTGTTAATGCTTGTAGTCTATTAGTATATATTGCTATTTTATCTGAATTAGACTTTCCTTCCATATCAGCATCAAATTTCATATCCATATCCATGCCTACATAGCTACGTGCATTAAATACTCCTTTTTCTTTTAGCTGTTTGTATACATCAGGTTTTTCTATTTTATAGTATTTTTCTAGTATACTTAAAGTATCATTTATATTAACCTCAAAACCTTCTACTTCTTTAATTTTTTGTAAATGGGCTACTGTTAAGTTTCTAAATTTAGTATCAGGATGATGTTCTTTAATAATCATAGCTCTCATCATAAGCTCTAATTGAGCTCTTCCTACTTTATTATCGTATATATTAATATAATTGTTTCCTGAGTATTTTAAGATACGTGAAGTATCTGCAAAGTCAGTGAGAAAGTGGTTACCTGCTTTCCAATCAATCATAGATATAGAACCATCATTATGTTCTACTATAGTATCAGCAGTTGTAGCTATTCCTAATAAATCACTATGTAATATTACTTCAGCTTGTATTTTATCTCTATCATTTAGATCTATATTTTCGTCAAAAGAATTTATTCCTAATCTACCAAATATTTTAGTTAATGTAGGAGAATCTAACCAAGAAAACCATGATTCTGGAATATTATCTTGTTCACCTGGCTTTTCTTTTGATAACTCATTAATACGTTTATCTATATCCATAGTAGGCTGATTATTAAATATTTTAATAAATTTTTCAATCATAGCATGAGCTACAGAGCCTGCAGCAGTACTAGTTGTATTTTTTATTTTATAAAAAGCTACTAATTCATCAAAAGTGAATATTTTTCTTTTATTTTCTATTACATATTCTACAGTTTCTGTTTTTTTATCTTTACCATGTCTTAAAAAAGCATTTTCAGCCCTAATTCTTTCATAATTTATTACTTGACCGTTTTTAACAAAACTAAATGGGCTTTTATCACCACTTATAAAATCTGTAAGACGGCTTAATATTGAATTAGTTTTTGTATTCTTATAAAAAGTATTTTTAGGGTCTGAGTCATTTAAAGTTACATAAGAACTAGTTTCTGCTATATCATTTAATTTAGATTTTTGTACTCCTTTTTCTAATTGGCCCCTAAACTCATTAATACGAAACTCATTAGCCATTATATCAGTAAATAATTGTTTAGCTATATTAGGTTTAATACCTAATATTTTACCTATTTCTCTAAATATTCTAGCTACTGTTGCTTTCCAAGGCGCTATTCCTGTAGGATTATCTTCCATTAATGCTGCTCCTTCAGTGCCCATAGCAGTTACTAAAAGTTCTTTTTCTAATTGTTCTTGAGTAAGATTATCTTCAGCATATTTTTTTTGTATAATATTCCATAATTTTGGACTTCTCTCTTTTAATTGCTTAATACCTGCTTTAACTAATGGGTGAGAATATCCTAGTAAATCTACGTAAAGATGAGAGAACTCATGAGGTATAGTATCAGCATATACTTTATTAGGATTAATAGTAATAACTGGATTACCGTCTACTAATCTAACATTAGCATTTTCCTCTAAAGTATCATCTTCTACTACAGTAACATCTATTCCTATAGCAGCAAACTTATTCTTAAGTAGTTCTGATTTATCTTCTACAGTGTCAATAGTTTCTTTTACTCCACCTTCTAATCTACTTTTGTTTATATCATTAATACCTACAGTATACTCTCCGTTATTAGATACGGCAGATTTAATATTTTCATCTTCTTTTACTATGACTCTATCTTTTATTGCTTTTTCAGATTTAATAAACACAGGAGTATTGCTTTTCTCAGAACTATATACTTTATTACCTTGATGATAATATACTTGAGGTTCTCCAGTAACTTTGTTTATTGCTTTACTAATAGATTCATTAGTAAAGTTTTGCCAATCACCAAACCATTCTTTAAAAGCTTTAGTACGCACATGTACCCATTGTGCTTTAGATAATTCTGATGTTTTAGTATTAGCAGGATTCTTCCATTCAGTCCTAGCTCCTAATTGCCATAAGTTACGCTCTTCTTCAGTAGTTTTAAGAGCATTAGCTATTAAAAATTTTTGACCACTTCCACTAATAAAGTAATTTCCATTTATTCTAGGATTACCAAATTTATCACGCTGACCATCTTTATACCAATTATCAAATTTTTGTTTGTTGGTACGATAGTTAATTCTATAAGCATCATCAAAGCCAAAATCTTTTTTAAGATTTCTAAAGTATTTAGTATTTATATTGGGACACGCCATAATTTATTTGATTAAGCAATCTTTAATATCATTTTCATCTTCTACTCCTAGTAAATCTAAAGTAGTGACTTCATTCAAAGATATAGAATTTGATAAAGTATAAATATATTTTTTATTAGTATTATCTGATTTAGTAGCATTTTTTCTACTTTTTACTCCATATACTAAAGCATCCATTCTTGTAATATCAGAATAATTTTTTATTAAAATATCGCTTTTCTTGGCTAATACCTCATCTGAAGCATATCTAAAAGTGCCTTTTTCATTAGGAGTATTATCTTCTACAGAACGTACTAATATATTACCAGGAAATGCTTTATTTAGAAGATAACCTTCTTTAGACACTTTTTCTTCATACTGATATTGAGCACCTGATACAGGTTTATTACCAATCTTCTGATAGTACACAAAACCATTTTCAGTATCAGGAAGTTTTATATAAGCACTAATCCTATCTTTATAGCTATCAGATATTAATTTTGGAAAAGTATTATAATCTTTATTTTTAGAAACTTTATATTTAATACTATACATAATACCATTTTCTATACCTGTTCTTACTTTTTTACCATTTTTACTTTGAGTAGTTACAGGCTCTTCTTTAAATAATTTAGGTAAAATATCAGCTTTAGCTAAAGCAAGTTGTATTCCAAAATGATCTCTCATTTTGTCTAAGGTATTGTATATTTTAGTTTTAGTTTTTTTCTCATTACCTCTATCAGTTTCTACACTATCAAAGATGTTTGTAAGAGCTACATCAAGACTATTAGATATCTCTCCATACATCTGAGGAGGAAGTATCATACTATAGTTTCTAGAACCAAACTCTAGACCTTGATTAAGCACAGAGTACTTTACAAAGTCTCTTTGGAAGTTATTGTAAGTTAAATTAGGATCGCTATTAAGTTTTTCAAAAGAATCTGTATACATTAATACGTCTCTTTGTTCCATGTTACTAAGAGTAGTAAACTTAAGATACTTAAGACCTGTTTTCCAATCTGTTTTAATTTCTAAACCTTTTAGAAATTTATTATCAACAGTTTTTTTCATGAGCTCTATATTCTCAATAAAATTCATATTCCAAGCATCAGTACCAGTAGCTGTACGTGTAAACAAATTATGTTTATACTTATAAGGATCTTCATTACGAGTATCAAAATTATATATATAATCACTGTTTTCAATAGGTACATCAACTCCTGATAGAATATATTTTATAAACTCATCTCTAATTATTTCTAAATTTTTATTTTTATTTTTATCTAATTTAATCTCAAATTTATTTGAAATTTCTTTTGATAGTTTAATAAGCTCTTCATTATGTTTATAAAATAAATGCTCTAATTTATTTTTAAGCATTAATAATACAGAACGAGAAGAAGCAATATGAGGTATTTTTAATATATCAGTATTTTCAAAAGGAAAATCTCCAGTTAATATATAATTACCTTCTTTATCTTTAACAAGCTCTCTGTCAGATTGTTTATACATTACATCTAAATTATCTGTCACATCTTGTAATGCAGCATAATTAGTAGGAATATCTTGAAGCATTTTAAGTCCTTTAGAAGGATCTATAAATGCTTTAGTACCTATTTCAGAAGCTTTATTAAAAAGTATCATTACTTTGGCTTGTTGTATAAGCTCCTCTTTAGTCATTTCTTCAAGAGGTTTCTCCATTAATTTTTTTATAGCTTTTGTATCTATTTCCACACTTTCTAAAACAGCTACGTAATTCTCATCTTTTTCTAACTTGCTTTCAACTAATCCTTTTATTCTAGCTAGACCCTCTTTAACCATCATTTCAACATTAGCTCCTGTAGAAATGCTTTTAATGATAGGTTGATTAATAAGAGAAACTACTC